CACATCCTTGTGCGAAAGCACTCCGACGAAAGGCTTACCGATGCCAGCAAAACCTTGCTTGTCGGTCATGTTGGCCAATGCCTCGCCACCGAGTGCCAAGAGCCAATCCGCTAACTGAACATCAGCGTCGACTAGGAGGTCGTTTCCGACCACGAAGGCGAGCTGCCACTTCTTTGCGATGAGGTTGGCTGCACCGAAGGTGACACCCGTCACATTTCCTGCTGCATCAACTCCGAGGAATTCTCCTTCAAGGAATGCGCCAGTGTAAGCTGGTATCGCCTTCTCGTCAGTGCCCATCGGCCACTTCTGAGCCTGACTCATAACCAAACCTACCGAGGCGGCAATCCTCAAGATGGCAGCCTCGACTTCTTTCGAAACGAGGTAGCCTCCACGATTGTCCTGCTCTGAGATGATGGCTTCAGCAGCTTTAACCTTCAAACCTGCAGCCGCACGGACCACGTCCACGAACTGTGACTTCTGATCGCCAGAGAGTCCCGTCATATCCTTGCCGAAGATGGCGCGTTCCATGCGGAGCTTCTCCACGATGGCACGGGTTTCTTTTGCGACGATCGGCGAGACCGCTTCTGCGAGGCGCTTCTCCATGACCTCCTCAACGGCGGTCTGAAGCTGCGTCTTGATCAATTCCAATTGCTTTTGATCCATATGCTATTTCTCACGAGACTTCTCGTTGATCTTTTTCAACGATTCGCTCGTGATGTTGTTTACCATCCGCAAGACCTGCCGATTAGCGTTGAAAGTTTTCAGGCTTTCGACGAGCTCGGTCAACCCCGCGGCGTTCGACCTTTGTTTCAGGGAATCCCCATCGGGATTTTCCTTCCCTCCGCTACCCTCGAGGATCTCCTCCAAGGCCGCGATCGTGGCTTTCATGCCGTTGATGGCTATTTTGATTTTTGTGCGGCTCATCATTGTCCGCACTCGCTCATTCTTGGCTGACTTTCCTTCCTCCGTCTCATCCGCATCCTCCTCTGCAGTGATCAGGTTCATGATCTCCTTCGAATGCGCGATGATGAGGGTATCGGTTTCCGACTGTATGGCCGCAAGTTCCGCTCCAACCTTGGTGATGAGCTCCTGGTCGGCCTGTTCTTCCGGATCGACAGGCGCATCAGCTTTCACAGCCTTTATCGTGCATACCAGTGTCCCATCCTTATCTGGCATCATCACTCCTTCGGTGCCGTCATCCATATTGCAGGGATCTCCTTCTTGAGGTTCGGCTTTTACGAATATACCCTTAGTCATCAATTCCGCCGTATCGAGCTTCAGCTGCTTGGCAAGTGACAACGCCATGGGATTGGCGGGCACTGGCACGAAGGAAAATTCGAGGAGCTCCGCTTTGGTTATGACATTGCCGTCAGTCTCCCGTGCGATGAATCCAACCGAAGCGGTCTTCACGATCTTGGCGTCGTACAATCTGCGTACCTGCTGAGCGAAAGGATTGGCATCTTCTGGTGCAAATCTTCCCTTGGCCACCGTTTGCCCTTTATCATTTATGAAAAGATCATCGGTTACACCTATGGGCAGATCGCAGTAATTGTGAGCCCATAGAACAACCGGATTCATCTTGTAGTTCGTGAAGTCCCAGCCGTTCTGGTCTATGACCTCTCCCTGGCGGTCCTGGTCTGAGGTCGATATGACTACTTCGAAGGTGCCGGAGTCACTCGAGGCCTTGGTCTTGGCTATGACATCCTGTATATCTTTCGACTGGATAGCTTGGAGCGCTTTCTCCAATATCTCGCTGTTTATTTTTTGAAAATTGTTTTTCATATTTGTTATTAATTATTCGATTGATATTTCTTCGGGACGCACATAGCATCGGCAGGAGACATGGAGAGGCGGAGACCCCACATCGCTATATGTGATATCCAAATTCGAACCATCCGTTCCTGTATGTGTGTCGCCCTTGTCAAAAAAGTTGCTTTCAATGTCGATCGTCTTGCCGTTCATACCCTCGCACCACGGACAGACCATCTCGTCAGCCGCCGTGTACCACTTGATAGTCTTCACCACGCCTGTCTGCTTCCATGCTTCCTTGGTCGAGTCATTCGCTATCCTGAATGTCTCGGTCCTCGCAACTTGAGCGGCTCTCACCTCGTCGCTGAATGCATAAATATTTGAAATCTTATTTTTCATATCAGGCAGAGATGCGCCTTCGCCCAGACCTTCTTCGATCGCGTCTTTAAGGAGCGTAAGCGTTGTGTCGTTGTAGCTCTGCGACATGAGGTCAATTGCTCTCTGTAGCGAAGCCTCAACTTCCGCAGTCATTCTGAAATTGCTCGCGCCTAGAAGTTGCATAGCTTCGCTTCCTTCCGTCTTGTAGAGATCGCCGAGTATTGGTTCCGATAGATCAATCATGGCAGCCACCCAGGAATCCCTGCTAAATATTTGCTCCGCCGTTATCTTCCACCCCTTCTTGTCGAAGAATCTCTCGACATTGGCTAGTACCACATCCTTTTGATTGGCATTGAATTTCTTCACGCCCTCGTGCATGAGCGTCTCGTAGCGGGTGACGCGGAGGACGAATCCCTTGTAGAGAACTTCATATTCGGCATGCGAAAGATTGGAGAGGTCTTTCCTTGCTTTTCTTTTCACCTCCTCAAACTGCTTCTTTGAGGCTTCAATTGAATCAGCCACTCTTTTTGCTATCTCCTCGGCCATGTTTTTCCTAGCTTTCGTGTTTTTTGCCCCTCTCGTTGATGGCTTCTTGTCTCCGTTCTTAACGGCGGCATGTTTTGCTATTTTAGGTTTCGGTTCACCTACAGGTATCTTGTTGAAATCTCTCATTACACTGTCTCCGTCCACTACACCGTCTAGTCCGAAGTATTCTTCCCTTGCCTCGTTTATGGACATAACCGCCTGACTAGAGACAGCAGCCTTCATCTCCTCAATCTTCTGCGCCTTGTCTTCGGGGACTGGATCGACAAAGTCGAGATAGAGATTGTCTCCATATCGAGGAACAAGGAATTCATTCAATTGCTGCACAATCATCTCCATTTTCGGCTTGATGGTGCGTGCGGCAAAGACGTAGTTTGCAGTCTCGGCCGTGGCACGATTGGTTTCCGACTCGCTACCACCGAGAATGGTCTTGGGTACCCTGAATCCTGCAAGTATCTTGTCGCGCATGATCTGCTGGAGGTTGGCAAAGTCCATGTCCTTCGGATTGCTTGAGGCTTCGTCGTACTTCACTCCTTTCGGAAGTACTGCCACGCGGTATGCATTGCCTGCGCCTTTGTAGAGATTCTCAAATGAGGCTCGGAGCACTTTCATCTGGGCATCGGTTATTGCATTATCAGACGAGAGCAATCCTCCTAGCCTTGCGCCGTTCTTGAAGTAGTTTAAATTAACCTCGCTTGCAAAATTGTCCGAGTCTATCCAGTCGGCTATGGCCTGCACCGTACCGAGTCCTTGATATGGATCATTTGGATCTGGATATTTCAAATGCAGAATTTGAGCAGGCTTGTATGTGACGGATTTGCCGTCAACTGAATAGCTGTATCCCTTTATGAATTCAGGAAGTGGAGCAGGGACCGGATTCGTGTATCGAGGGTTAAGCAAAAAGATTGCCTTCGGTTTGTCGGTATCCTTTTCAACACCATCAAGAAGCCAGTATGAATTTCCTGCAAGCTCAAGGTGGGCACCAGTTAAATATCGAAGTTCGTATCCAGTTTGAAAAGGATTGACGCCATCCAAGAGGTCGAGAATCTCATGGTCGAATATTTCCTCGTGAACACCATCCTTATTCACCTGGAAAAGACGGAAGGAAATCTTGGCGAGCTCCTCGGCGATTGAACGTACAGCCGCATATGTCCAGGCACTGTATGTATTCATGGCCTTATCGATCGAAACTTTTCTCGATCTTGACCATAGTGTGAACGGATCAGAATCGGACAAACCAGAAACAAGCGGTATGTTTGTCGCTTTTCTTGAGAGACCTATGAGGTTGAGGGCTTTGTCGAATATATTCATATAAACAAAAAGACTCGCGACCGTTTAATGGTCTGCGAGTCCTGCGGGTTACGCCCAGATTCGTTTAAATTATTTGATTTTCCTTATGAAAACTTTCTCACCTTTCGGTGATGTTGTCATTATAGCGGTCCTATATATAACGTCACGATGCATATGTGGATAACTAATCGCTCAATGGTTTGACTGTAAATTCATTCGTATCAGAAGGCTTCCGTTTGACTGTGTACTCGGTAATAATGGGAATGCTATTTTGAATCTTGATCACGATCACACCATTTTCAATGCTTAGGGCATGATCAATAATTTCCCGAATGATTTTTTGCCATTCGATATTGAGTGTTTTTTGGTTTAATTTATTTTCATTCATATAAGTCCTATTACTTCTGGATTTTGCATTCCCTGTTGCACAAGACCTAAGACGAGATATACAAAGGCATCGACCAAGTCATCGTGTTCCTCGACTCCGAATCCGAGCAGTTGGATTATGAGGTCTTCGCATCCAGCTCTCGGAAATATTACCGTGCCATTTTGAATGTAGATTGCGATCGCTCGCAGTCGAGCTCTTTTATCAGCTCCAGCGCTCATGGCAATGACAGGCAACAGTGCCCGTTCCATTTCTTCGATTGCCGCTTTCTGGTATGCAACTGATTCGACGAAGAATATTGAGAATGGATTTGCTATAGACATCGCTTTAGTAGTTTCTATCGTCTCATGGAATGACAATCTAGCATTCAAAGGATTCGGCTTTATATATATTTTTGGAATACCTTCCTTAACAAATGATGTGCCCGAAACCATGGCTGTGTAGTCGGCAGTCTCCCTTTTGCTTATGGCCAAATCGATGCCGGTTCCCGATAATCCTATTTGTATTTCAGGCGGTTCATTATCGTAGTATTTGATCCATTCTTCCTTGATATCGGCGCCTTCTTCAGGGACCACCTTCAGGAGATATTCTCTTTGCCATGCAGTCGCTCCAACCTTATCTCGCTGATCTTCAAGATTCTGCTTCGTAGGATATTTCGCTTGCCATCTTGTTTTCCCATCTTTTATGAGTGAGTACTCTAGATGCCTGAATGCTTTATACTTCGCAAGACGAGCCATGAGCGCATCAGTGTGGAGCTGATTACCGATCACGATCAGCCGTCCTTGCGCTTCATCGATAGCAGGAATAACTTCACCTCTGAGCCATCTCTCCGTCTTATCTCTATTTTCTTTCGTACGGACCCATTCCAAATCTTCAGGATCGTCAATGATGACCAAGCTCGGCCTGTTCTGCCTATGGCGAAGACCTCTCACTTTTTGTCCCCTCGATCGAGCTAAAATGCGCACTCCGTTTGAGAGAAGCATGTTCTTGGCCTGCCATTCCTCGGCACTTTCAAGGCTGAAGTCTTCTCCGAATTTTCCTTTGATTTCTCCGTAGTCCTGCATGATCAGAAGATTATTTTCGAGTTCCTCCTTAATATTCGCAATATTGATTGCCGACTGAAGTCCTGTATCGGCAATCGGGATTATGAAAGGATATAGATCAGGATGCTCAAGCGCCGCCCATAGTGGCAGTGCAAGAGATCCGAATGTAGATTTTGCGCTTCCACGAAATCCCATAACTTCAATCATCTTTTGCGAATGATCGCCGAGCGCCACAAGAAGTTCATCATGAAAATCAGCAGGAGCGATGGTTAGATAGTGCGACAAATACACAATACAAAAACCCTTAAGAGTCTTTGCCATCATTCTTCTTGTCTCGTAGTCGTCGTATATGCTATTACTTTCGAACCACGATCGCTGTGGTAGTTTTTGTATTGTCTGCATTTTGTTTAGATATTTCTTCTGGCATCATTCCCCAATTGATCATCGCCTGCCTTATTCTCTCCTTCACCTCCTTCGGTATCGGCTTATTTCTCTTATCAACCTCGAGAGTTCCGATATGCCGTTCGAAGATGCCAGCGTCCATCTCAGCATTGAGTATGGCAATGTCCAAGCGAACGATTGAGTTCAGTGCCGAAATCTGGTCTCTATAGCTTGGAGGTGGCATACCTTCTTTTTTTAAATCCTCGGTGTAGAAAGCAATTCGCATGAGCCTGTCAAAGACGAGACGGTATCTCTCCTTACTTTGCGACAGTCTTTCAGTGACTTTCTGCCGATCAGCCCTTTCAGATGCCTCTCGATTTATCTTCCGCACGAGTTTGGCTATGTAGTGCCAGGTAAGCACCTGATTGTTTGCCGATTTGAAGCCTTTATTGAATAGGACATCCTGAAGCCGAGACACAGAAATCAAAGGGTCAATAGCAATAGAATCTCGTATTGCGAGCTTCATTTTTTCCTCTTGTGGCTGCAATATTTTCATTCGTTGTTATTCGTCTCTATTTTGGTTTGACCCTTGTAAATACTAGCTTTTCTGTGATCGCCTGAACGACATTTACCGTGACCGCATTACCTAGACATTTATATCGTTGAGTATCGCTTACACCATCTGTCCAGCCATCCGGAAACCCCTGAAGGCGTTCACATTCAAGAGGGGTGAGGCGGCGGATTCTACTGGCCTGAAAACCTCTTGAAATTATCTTATTACCATTCCCCGCAGCCTCATTTCCAAATGTCGCCCGAACAGTCCCTACATTTCCATCCATCCTCATTCTGTGATTGTAATCGTCATAGACGAAGTGAACATCTGCCGTATTGTGATGATTCGCTCGAATAGTGGGGGCTATCTTCGGCTGTCGCCGTCCACCTTGTGCCGTGTTGAGTGTAGGGCTGATCCCTTTAGTCCCATAGACTCTATCATTCGAGTGTGTCGGCTGGTTGAGTTGGTCAATATCGTTTTTACTGCTTTCTCTGATAGGAAATACTTGGGGTCTGGTCGTGCCTCTAAGATGTCCAACAATGAACACTCGTTCCCTATTCTGGGGAACTCCGAAATTCTTGCTGTTAAGCACCTGCCACTGAATGTCGTACCCCAATTTTGTAAGCGTGGAGATGATGGTCTTGAAAGTACTGCCATTGTCATGAGATAGCAGTCCTTTGACGTTTTCCAAAAGAAATAGTCTTGGCTTTTTAATTCGGAGAATCCGCACGATCTCAAAAAAGAGCGTACCCCTGGTGTCCTTGAAGCCCTTCCTTTTTCCAGCGATCGAGAAAGCTTGGCACGGAAATCCTCCGACCAATAGATCGAAGTCGGGTATCTTTTTTGGATTGATTTTTGTGATGTCGCCATAATTTTTGTTTGCGAGGAAATGTTTCTGGTAGATTTCAATTGCGTACATGTCGATTTCGGAATATCCAATACAAGTGAGTCTGTTTGTGCCAACGTTAGAGAGTTTGCTAGGTGGTCTTTCCGAATCTCCAGTTCCTTGAATCCTCTGTTCCTTGTTCTTAGTGCACATGATTTCATAAGCTTGTTGAATTCCTAATTCAAACCCTCCAATACCCGAGAATAAGCTGAAGTACTTCATTATTTTATAAGAGTATTCTGGAATGATTCTATCCGCCGATTGGCTATCTCGATGTACTCAGGATTGAGCTCGATTCCGAGAAAACTTCGACCGAGTCTTTTGGCTACTACGGCTGTTGTACCAGAACCCATAAACGGATCGAGAACTATTCCCGGCTTGAACTCTGCCTTGCAATCACAATTGCTGTACCCAGTAAATTCAGGAGCAGGAGGACCTTCTAGTCCCATTTTTCTGTATGCCTGTCGTTTCTGAGCCAAGCGTCCAGCCGTGGAAACAGCGACATCATATTTTGTTTCGCTCTGAGTACGGTCAGTATCTACTCGCTTGAATAATTTTTGCCTTGGTTCTCCACATTTACTGCATACGAATTCTGGACAACCTGCCTTGATCGGAGTCTCAACAAGTGTTTCTGGAAATACGGCGAAGTGAGCATCCTTGAATGGTTTCGTCGTTATGGACCAGACACATCGTTTATTTCTTTTGCCGTCAGCCCGAGGTATGGGGAAGTTATTTTTATACCCTTCATATTTCATATCATAAGCTTTGTTACTTCTTAAATTCTGCCTGTATTTATTTTCGTGGGCGTTAGCGTCTTCCAGCTGTTGTTCAAAGAAATATTTCTTGCTTTTGACAAAGAAGAATATCCTTTCAAAATCGACTGTGAATCTATCCCTCACTGAATGTGGCATGCAGTTCGGCTTATGCCAGACAATTTCATTTCTAAGTATCCAGCCTCGATTGCACATTTCTATTGCAAAGCGTGAGGGAATTTGGAGTAAACATTTATCTGGCATATTCGTCTTTGGTTGAATAAATGCCTGATTGTTTGTCTGTTTCGGTCCAAACTTGCCATCCCGCATTGCACCTGACTGCGTTGAATATGTATCTCCAAGATTGACCCAACAAGTGCCGTCCTTTTTCAATACCCTTTTTACTTCATCGAAGATATTGCTAAGCTTGGTTATGTATTCATGAAATGTCGACTCAAGTCCGAGTTGTTGATCATCACGAACTGCTCCACATACCGCACAAATATGCTGAGTATTCGGCCTGCTACCTTTCATCGTTTTTTGTTTGTCGCTAGGCTTAATATCATCACCACGACTTCTTGCGGTTGTGTGATCACACATTTCATCCCCACCTTTCCATTTTGCTGTACCATAATCCCGAAGCGCCCAGTATGGTGGCGAGGTTATGACCATGTCGATGCATTCCGATGGAAGCGTCTTCAGTACCGTCAGACAATCTCCTTGTATGATTCTATTTGCTTCCATCCCTTGTTTTATTAATCCTTTCCCACCTATCTCGAATAACATCACAAAACTTCGGATCAAGCTCTATCATGAATGCTCGCCGGCCGACCTTTTCAGCGGCAGCCATAGTGCTGCCCGAACCAGCGAATGGATCGAGAACAATGTCGTTATGCTTTGTTGAATTGCGAAGCGCTCGCATAGACAACCAGTCTGGTTTTTCTGTAGGATGCAAGTATCTTGATACCGCTTTCCTCGGCATCTCCCAGACATCGAATTCATTGTCGCCATGGAATTTATGCGTACCACTTTTCCAGCCATATATAATTCCTTGCGCCGTCTTCGGATCCGGCTTCTTGGCTCTCGCTATCCACTCGTGCTTGTAGCGGTAATCGTTCCATCCCATGGACGGCACATTCTTGACCCATATGATCACTCCGGAATGCTGGAAGCCGTTTGCAAGCATGCTTTGCAGAAACTGCGGATACGAACTCCAGCCAGAGCATATGTAGAACGAGGCGCCTTCTTTGGTGTAGGTGAACAATTCATGAAAGGCGGCATCAATGAACTCCTTGAATTGAGTATCATCCATGTTATCGTTTTTGATAGACTCATTTCCTTCCTGATTCAATTTTTCTCCGCGACTTTTGTAATTCACATTGTATGGCGGATCGGTAAAGACCATGTCAGCACGCTCGTCTCCGAGCAATTTCTTATATGTTTCAGGATCGGTTGAATCGCCACAGATGAGCCTGTGGGGACCGAGATCGTATATCTCTCCGACCTTCGACCTAGGTTCACCCTCGAATTCTCCGATATCCTCACTCTCCTCATCATCAGACATTGTGAGATCCAATATCCGGCTGATCTCATCTTCTTTGAATCCTGAGGCGGGAATATACGGCGACTCTTTAAGCTCGACAATCATATCCGAGAGCTTCTTTTCGTCCCATTTTCCCTTGATCTTGTTCAGCGCGAGATTAAGAAGCTTTTCCTGCTCAATATGTAAATCAACCAGATTGGCAGGTATGAGTACGCTTCCATCCTTGGTTTCTATGCCCTTTACGGTCTCTTTGGTCCCCATTATGGCCTCTACAGCCATAGCACGCTGATGACCACCGATAAGTACCCATTTTCGGTCACCGCATCGTTCACAGGTGTGAGTGTTTACCACGACCGATTCCACAAAACCGAAAGTCATGATGCTTGACTTAAGAGCAGCCATCTCTGAATCTGGCATAATGCGAGGATTGTATTCAGCTCGGCGTAGAGTTTTTAAATCTATTTTAGTTGTCTCCATGTTCGTCTTCGTTAGTTTTACCGTCATTGACGGCAATAATAATCTCGACCCTGGCTTTTTTGTCACCTGCCATCTCACTCTTGAACGATCCATCCAAGTACTTGTCGTTGTAGAAGAGTGCATCGGCAATTGAGCCGAAGATGTTTTCTGGATCACCATGCTTGTCGTCTTTCCAGAAGATACGAATGTCCATAATCGCTTTTTCACCTTCTGATAATTTGATAGGTTTCTTGAACACGCGCATATATCTGATATGAACTCTGAAATCGAGATCAAGAAGTGATTTCAGAAAACATTCCTGCACATAGCATTTCCATCCCGTGTACCTTCTAGCTTCCGGAGTCCATTGTTGCCGATATGTTTTCTTGATCTTTGGCATTGGATTACCTATATCACTTTCTTGGTTTCCCCTTATTGAGAATGAATAATATTTCATGATTTTATTTGTGTGTTTTTAATTGAAAACTTTCCGTACAGATCCGCCTTAAGCCTTCCAAGCTCGAGACGGTTATCCACAGGCGGATCACCAGATTGCCTAGAACTTTGTTTCTCTTTGTTTCCTTTCTTTTGTGTGTCTACCTGGTAGACCGCTTTCGGTCTATTTCGTAGACTACTTTTGGTCAACCTACGAGACTGGTCTACTAGGTAGACCACTTTATCCACAGCCATTTCCAGGTTGATTCTGTAGAAATTTCCTTTGCTGTTTTGGATGACTAACAAGACCTCCGCACGGACCAGATTCCTGAGGCCATTAGCTACTGCCTGACGTGAGAGTCCTGTTCCGTAATCGAGCGCTTTTCCATTGCGATCGCGTATCCCATGAATAAACTGTGAAAAACTGATACGATCGGACTCTTTGTGGAATCCGAAGGTGCGCCGGCAAACATAGAGGAGGCACCTAGCTTCGGCTTCAGGTACCCGCGGGACCACAAGGTCGAGAATAAGATTCGGCATCTGCGTTGAGTTCGGTATTAAATTATGTTTTTTGTGTTCTTCCATTTTGATGAAGAAAGAAAGCGCCGGTAGGCGTTATCTTCCCTTGGCCTTCTGATCTCAATCCTCGCGCCACTGCGACGAGGACTGAGTCAGTGGCCAAAGTCAGCGCTTTCTATCTATTTTGTTTTTGCCTTGGCCTCTGCTTTCTTGGCTGGCTTTTCGACCTTTGGTTCTGGCTTCTTCATCTCGGCTCCTTCGACTTGAATGTGCTTTTGCACAAAGTCCTGGATTCTCTTGAATCCGGCTTCCAATGCTTCAGGTCGCAACGATTCGACCACCGTCCAGCTCATAGTGTCGAAGGCGTATTTGATGGCATCGATCTTGAGCTTCTTTTGGTCGGCCGACTGGCCTGGCCAGACAGAGACGAGGTAATTCTCGATCTCCTCGAGCCATCGCTTTTTCATCTGCTTCCACTCGTACTTTTCTTCCTCGGTTCGGAAGAGTGTACCTGCATCACGTTCGGCCGTAGTCTCGAGCTTTTCAGGAGCTTCGAGCATCACATCAATTGCAGGTGCGAAATCCTTGAATTCAGGGTTCTCGAAGACCTTGCCATCGATTACCGTTGAGCGGTCTTTGATAACAATGCCCTGTCTCGTAACTTTCTTGATCGAGCCTCCTTCCATCTCCTGCATGCGTTCCATGAGGACGAGGAGATCAGGCTCATAGGCAGTTTCACCTTCGACCTTCATCTTTATTCCTGACTTGTAGATTTCTCTTTTACCTGTTTCCTTGTTGATCTCATTCTCATATTCATAACCAGCACGACCGGTCATGATGATGTGATATGGATCGCGTACGAAAACATCGGAGAACTCCGTTTTCCATGTGGGCTTGATTACGCCCCAGTCTTGAAATTCGAGACGTGTTCGACGGACCTTCTCTGCGTACGATTTGAGGAAGTCCTCCCAGACATGGCTGATTGAGTCTATGATGAGGACATCACTCGCACCTTCTCTCATGCGAGTCATCGTTTCCTTGAGGTCGGCGAGGGATTTTGATTCACGGACCAATACCTCGATTCCTTCAGCCGCGAACATGGATTTGAGGAACTTGGCCGCTTTCTCGGTATCAAAGATGATGACTGGCTTCTTTGATCCGACTCTCTTATGTAGACCTATGGCAACCTTGGCTGCTGTGTAGGTCTTACCCGTTCCAGCAAAGCCTTCGAAGGCTGCCTTGAAATAGGGTTTGGTGTTGCCGATCAACGCGAAGAAGTTATCTTGCGTTCTCGGCTTACCTGTTGTTAAATTTTGTGTGTTCATTATGGTTATTGACTTCCCGAAAGGTTTTTGAGATGATGGATGTGTTGAAGATCCTCATCTCTCCTTACGGGGAGATTTTATTTTTTGAATAATTTGGTAATTCTCTTATCTGCTTCTGCGAACATAATCTTTTTTATTTGGGATATTGTTTCGTCCCACAATCCGTCACGGATAATTCCATGCGCCATGGTGATACCTTTATCATTCTCAGGATCGAGATTGGTAAGTTTTCCCATGATGTCTCCAGTGAATTCCGCAACTTCATCGGATATATGAGGAAGGATCCGTTCTTCCACTATTGCTGGTGCCCTGCTCTTGACTAGCTTCAAGGCCTCTCTGGCCAGCACTCTCATTTGTGCTTGTGTTTTCATTTGAGTACTCTTGATATCTTCGTCTACGGATGTCGGCCTTTTCTTTGAGCATTTTCTGTCGCTCCTTACTAAGTAGGGCATTCTTCCTTAGTCGAATTTCTTTTGGTTGATAATCGATATCGACTACATCTCCAATGAGGAGCCGATATTTTTCTATGAGCCATTTACCTTCTAGAATTAATGCTGGTATACCGTATCTTCTATATGTAACCGCTCGAGTGTTTTTTGGTTTGTTTTTCATTGGTAGCATCTGCCGTTGTACATCGGCTGATCCCTTACGGGCAATGATTCGGTACGGTTACATGAAGGATTTCATGAGGATTGTGCTGCCTCCTTCGACATGCTTATCAGCTAAGACAATTCTGTGCTCAATGAAGCAATTTCTTCCGAGCTTCTTCTCGAGAAATACGGCAATGGCTTTGAGGTCTCCCTTGGCGCCCACATGCCAATTAGTCACTTGCTTCACGAGTTCTTTGTCCTTGTAATCGTAAACCGTCAGGACTGTCGGATTCGACTTGCTCGTGGACTTGAATGCCCATTCGGCTCTAGTCTTTTGATCGCCTGAACGCCACGGACCTTCCACCGTACAGTCGTGTGGCCTACCGAAGACTTTATGCAACTTTCCGTACGAGATGGTCATGTAACCATGACCGCTGGTACCGTTAACATCCTTCGGGTTCGCAGCGATAAATCTATGTTTTGTCTTCATGATCGTCACGATTGGTTAATAAATTTCGACCTTTGGCAGACGGTCGCGGGCATGAAAAAATCCCGCGATTGCGGGATGATTTCAATAATTTTTAGTTGTACTTTAGACCAGTCTACCTGCTTTTATCACATGTTCAACGAGGGTGTATGTGTACCCCATCTCGTTATCATACCACGCCAGCACTTTCACCAGATTTCCACCGACAACACGAGTAAAAGCTAGGTCAGCGATCGACGCATGGCGATTGCCGACAATATCATGAGAAACCAGCGGTTCCTCGGTAACGGTGAAAATATTGCGCCAGCGATCTTCATTGACCGCTTTTTTGAGAATAGAATTAACCTCCTCCACCGTAGTATTCTTCTTGGCTATGAATGTAATGTCCACGATTGAACCCGTAACAACCGGCACTCGAATGGAAATCCCATCAAACAAACCTTCCAATTTCGGCATGACTTGAGTAACGGCGATCGCGGCGCCAGTTGATGATGGCACGAGATTTTGCGCGGCGGCGCGGCCTTCGCGCAAATCCTTTTTGGAAGGACCGTCAACTAGAGCCTGCGAGGCGGTATAAGCGTGAATAGTATTTAATAATGCTTTTTCAATGCCGATAGTTTCATCAAGAATCGCGATCAAAGGACTAGCGGCATTCGTCGTACATGAGGCGTTTGAAGTAATTTCGCAACCTTCAAATTTATCCTCATTCAAAGCAAGAAGAACCGTCGAGCTTTTTATGTTTGAATCGGACGCGCCTTTGATCGGTGCCGTAATAACTACTCTCTTCGCTCCAGCGGTAATATGCGTCTGCGCCTTGTCTATTGATGTGAATAATCCCGTTGATTCAACAACTACGTCAATATCCAGTTTTTTCCACGGTAACCGTGTCGGATCCTTTTCGTTCAGAAATAGTATTGGCATACCGTCAATTATTAATGAGTTAGCCTTCTCATCAATGGAAACATCAAAAGAACTAACACCATACGCCGTATCATATTTCAAGAGATAAGCGAAATTCTTGATATCACCCAGGTCATTGATCGCGACAATTTCCAATTCCTGTCTTTCTCGCGCAATCTTGAGAAACGCGCGACCGATCCTGCCGAAACCATTTATGGCTATTCTTATTTTTTTCAT